GGCATATCTTTCCCTAGCTTCTGCATCTGCCTTGGCAATGTCCATTATGTCATCTTCACTATGGCACATGAAGAACACCATAACCTTATCTCCCTTTGACCAGATTGCTTTGGCAATTGCTGGAGGAGAAACTACTAATAACAAAAGTGTTAAAAATATAGTTAGCTTAGTCATCATGGTTTCGTGGGCCAGACAATGTTGTTAATGTCTACGGTTGAGGGGAAATCTCTAAGGTCTTGACGATACTGAGTTTGTGCTTCAGACATTGTAGGAGAGTCAGGCATTGCCCACCAGTCTGTGTCTGCTAGTTTGGCGTTGCGCTCTGACCTAAGTTTTTTAAGTTGCCAATTTTCTCTTTCCGAATTAAACTCATCTTGATTCCAAGTAACAGTTTTGTCACTGACGTTTACCTCTAATAGGTGAATGTGGCTTAGAGCAAAACTGTCGGAAATAGTTGACGCATCGACAGCAAACGCATCTGTAAGTCCAAGAGCTTTTAATTCTTCCACACGGACGTTGGCATCGTCAGAATTTTTAAATGTGTCATATTTCATGACACGATTTGCGTCATCAATTTTGTTAATCGTAAGATACATTTTTATTATCCTAGCTTTGTCCAAGTCCGTACACGGTAAAACTTCCAGAGTTGATGTTTGGACCGTTCGTAAAAACAAGCGACACACGGTCTAAGGTAATTGCAGCTTGCCGAAAGCCGCCAAAAATCGTGTGATTTAAATTTCCACCACTTTGTAAATGCACAGATTGGCCGTGAATACCTGTTCTCATCGTTCCGCTTGGGGCTGCGTACACATAAAAAACCAAATTGCAGTATTCTTCAGTGCCATTGAAATGCTGCGCTGTGACGCCAGAATGCAGATTGTCGGCGCTAGACCCACCGCTTGAGGTCGAGCCATTTTCAATCATTGCGAAGTTACCAAACGCATAGTCATTAACTCCACTGTCGATGCCAGATGAGTCACCAACACGAATTTCTAAAACTTCACTGGCAGTGTTTGGCGATAAGTCACTTCCCACACACATATATGTATCAAATCCGGTTAGTCCTGTTTGCGTCAGGGCGGCAGAACTGCCATCAGCATCTTGAGTCCCTATCAGTGTTAAAGCACCTCCACCCGCTGCTTGCCATGATCCATCACCCCTTAAAAAATTTGATGATGAAGCTGTACCCGTACCTAGTCTGGCAGTAGCAACTGTACCTGTAGCTAAATTAGTAGCATTTAAAGCTGTCAAATTAGCCCCACTAGCTGCTGGCAAGGTTGCTGGTAATGCAGTAAGCGCAGCACCAGAGACAGCTGGCAAAGCGCCCGTCAACTGTGCAGCTGGTATTGTACCTGTAGTGGAGAGGTTATCATCTCCAAAATTAACTGTACCGTCTGACGAGGTTATTGACCCACTTCCACCTATTGTTACACTCATTAGCTAGGCTCCTCTGGCCATGTTGGGTTAGCTGGATCATCTGTGTTTGCAGGAAGGTCACGCAATGCTTGGCGATAAGTTTTCCAAGGGTCTGACATTGTGTAGTCTGACGTTGCCATCCAGTCGGATGCGGCAAGTTTGGCATTGCGCTCTTCTCTTACTTGTTTCCAAGCGGCCTCTATTTTTCCTGTAGCTTCCCACTCAGCATCTGCCGCATCCATAGCAGCACTTTCTTCAGCACTGAGAGGCACAAGTTCTCCGTTTACCATTCTATTGCGCGACATTATATTGTCTCCTTCAAACCGTAGACCCGAAAATTACCGTTTTCTATATTGCCAGAAGATGACTTAAATCTTAATGAAATGGTCGGCAGTCCACCTGTGCCATCATGCGCTCCAGCCATTGTTCCGGTAATAATCGTAGAGCCACCTGATTTAAACACGGCGTAATTTCCGTGCATGATTGTATTATAAGTTGCGTTGGACGGTCCCATTCCCGACCAGTACATTACAAATTGAGAACGGTCACGGGTAGAGTTAGCAATGTTATTGCCAAGTTGAATATTTGATGTAACACCTTGTGTGTTGAGATATCCACTGGTATCACTTTGTGTGCGTTGGAGGTGTTGGAAGTAGCCGCTGGAAAAATAATTTACTGCGCCCGCTGTATTATCAAATCCCGTGAGACACTGTAATTCTGTGTTATCTGTTGAGTTTCTAAAACCATCAATCGTTATACAATATATCTCAAAGCCATCATCAAATGGCGTGTTTCCTATGGCACCTATATCTACCGTTGCAACAGCACTACTTACTTCTGTAACGTGTAAAAGCTCCCAAGAACCCCCTCCAGCAGCTTGCCAACTTCCATCACCCCTTAAAAAATTTGATGATGAAGCTGTACCCGTACCTAGTCTGGCAGTAGCAACAGTGCCAGTGGCCAGATTAGTTGCATTTAATGCAGTCACCTGAGAACCATTAATTGCAGGTATTCCAGTTGCGTCCGCTGCAATTACATTGCCATTTGCCACCCCAACTGTTTTAGTTGCAGCATCTCCTAGGCCAAGGTCGCTCCTGGTTTGTGTCAGGTTTGACGGGTTAAGTCTGATGGTCATTGGCTAGGCTCCTCTGGCCATGTTGGGTTAGCAGGGTCGGGTGTATTGGCAGGGAGATCTCTGAGGGCAGTTCTGTAGGTTTTCCAAGCGTCATCATTTGATAGAGTAATGTCTCTGCCCTGGGTCCAATCTGATGCAGCTAATCTAGAATTACGCTCTTGACGAAGTGTTTCCATTGCCCTGTCGTTTTCCCCAGCTGCCCAAGCTGCCTCTTCAGCATCCCGTGCTGCTTCCTCCTCCGGAGTAAAAGCAACGTGCTCACCCATTATGTTATGATAACGTGCCATCTTTAATCCTAACTTTTTAAATTTTGTAACCGTAGCATGTCATGTTACCGCTTGTAATGTTGCCAGATGCAACGGCGTATTTCAGAGAACCTAATGAATATGTTGGTTGTGATCTGTAAGCAAAGAAACCAGAGTGCATTCCGGCTGACGCGCTGTGGAATGAATAATTTCCAAAAATTGCATTACCACCTGCCGAGTCTGTATCTCTAATGAGGATAAAGGAATAATTGTATCCTGTATTTACCCCAGGTACTTTTTTAGCCATCGCATTTATGTTTTGGACAGTCATTGCGCTGACGCTACTTTTAGTGGTTCTGGTTAGTGCAGCGCCCGCTGTGTTTGCCCCAAAGACAAAACCGTCATAGGGTGTTTTAAGTGTGCCAGAAGTATCGAATAGTGTAATTGCATCATTTTGGCTTGTTGCTGGTACAATTTCAGTCCCAATAAACAAATATGCCCTATGCGTCGTTAGTCCGGTAAAGGTGAGGTCGGCACTGTTGTTTGCAGTAAGGCTTGCAATTAATTCCAGATTGCCTCCACCAGCTGCGGCCCAGCTACCATCTCCTCGTAAGAATGTTGATGATGACGCTGTTCCAGATCCTAGTCTGGCAGTTGGGACGGTGTTTGTGGCCAAAGCCGCTGCGTTTAAATTTGTTACTTGAGAACCATTAATTGCAGGTATTCCAGTAGCATCCGCTGCGATTACATTGCCATTTGCTACCCCTTTAGTTAAGCCCAAGCTAGTTTGGGTAGCTGTTAGGTCATCACTGTCCAGTGTAATTGGCATTTTAAGCTCCTACAATGTGCCAAGCTGCTCCGCTTGCAACGGTAACACTTGAGCCAGATGTAATTGTTATCGGTCCAGCTGACATTCCATTTGATCCAGCGGGTACGGTAAGTGCCACGTTACCGGAAATTTGGTTTTTGTTTGTTCGTATTACAGACTCTTCCCCAGTACCTCCACCATCAAGAGCAGGACCACCTGCAGAAATTGTCTGGTAGGTTGGGGCGCTGGATGCGCCTGTACTGGTAAGTACCTGACCCGCTGATCCAGTGGCTGTTGCTGCTACCGCACCTGTGCCATTACCTACAAGAGTACCGTGGGCTGCCAAGGTAGTTGCACCTGTGCCACCAGAAGCTACAGGAACCGTGCCGATACTTACAGTTATATTACCAGTTGCTTGATTAACAGCCACAGGCGAGGTAGCTGCTACAGACGTTACACCGGATAAAGCTGAAGCCAGGGTAGATTTACGAACCTTGAAGGTTTTTCCAGCACTAATGTCAACAATGGGAAGAACGTCATCATCGGCAAGATCAGCTGAAGTTATCTCATCTAGCTCTGTAATTTTTTTGTTAGTGGACATTTAATCCTCCAGCTGTTTCTATCCTAGCCTTCTAAAAATGTTACATTCACAGTAGCACTGCCTATGCTGGCTACTTTTTCGCCGTCTGTAGCTGAAGGAGAAGAGTCACCGTGAATAACAAAGTAACTTGCATCAGCTGGAGCAATCAAAGTACTTGTAGCCGAAGCTGTTGGATTTCCTGCAATTGCAATATTAACATTGGCACTGGTTGCAATCCGTACAATGGTGCAACCAAAAGGTGCGCGACCACTCTGGGCAGAAGTACCAGAGCTTGCAATGTTCGCGCTACTGATAATGCGCGAAGCTATGTTATTTTGATAAGCCATTCTATTACGCCTTTATGTTTTTGTCCGAGTTCATTTCAAATCCTAGCTCTATACCCTTGAGCTTTAGCTGTTCTCTCTTCAGTGCCATATCGTGTTCTAGTTCAATTCTTTCCAGTTCCATCTTAGCAGCTTTGATTTCAAGCTCCTTAGCCTTAACCTGTGCTTCTAGTTGAGATGCTTGAGCCTCTGTTACCAATGCCTGTGCCTGGGCTTGTGCCAGTTGCTCTTGTGGGCTAAGTGGCATAGGCTCTGTTGGAGGTTGACTGACAAACTTATCCACATTTTTAATACCCATC